AATAAATAGGTTTACCCTCTGACAATATATGAGACGGTAATTCTTTTTGTATTGTTTCATGTTTACAACAAGTCATTAAAAATTTTATAAACTCTAAAGAGGATTCTTCTATTTTATATTCTTCTTTTATGTGACCAATTAAACGGTCATTATAAAACGCTTGATCTTGTTTAGCTTTAAAACATCTGTCTTTTATATCTCGCATAATATTTTCTGGAACATCAAATATTGCAGCATTTCTATATTTTAAAACTTCGTTTAAATTGTCCATAGTTATGTACTACACCTCGATAATTCTATTAAAGGATATTTCATAGCTCTATTTTTACGCTTGTCTCTTTCTGCAAAACCAAAAAAAGCAACCATAGTTAATCTTTCTTTAGTTCCAAAATCTTTTACACCATGATCTAAACCTGTATCAAATAAAATCATACTATTTGGTATGGCGTTGTAACATGCAAGTTCTTCAAACTGACTATTATGTTTATGAACTGCTTGTTTAAATTCATCTGTTTTCATCATTTCAGGATTTTTGTAACACTTACTTTTAAAATCTACATATCCTTCTCTATCTACAGAAATGCCTTTAGGTCTAAAAATACTAGTTCCAGCTTCAACATCACCATCTAAATATAAAATCATTGCAAACTCAAGTGTTGAATGATCTTGATGAATAAATCCAGGGCCAGGATATATTTTAGGATCTGTTTTTTGAAAATGCATATTTGCACTCCATGACATATCTATGTAATCATTTGGAAATAAAATAGCTGCTATTTTTCTAGTAGTATTTTGAAAAAACAAAGGATCTATTTCATGTAAAGATCTTGTTCGATGGCCTGGATAAGTTCCAATATTTGGTAAGTATTCTAAACTATTTGCCCATTCTTTAACTAAATCAAATTTTTTAAAAAAATTATCAACACGTATAGTTGGATAAATCATATATTTTCTTTCACAAGTATAATATTCCAATCTAGTTTTGAAATCAAGTCATTTAAAAATACTACTTTTGTATCATTGTTTTTTAAATACTCATGTAATTCTTCAACATCCACTAAAATATATTGGTCTTTTATATCAAAAACCATTTTGTCTGCTTTAGTTTTAAACGATCCCCCTTTAGCATTTTTAATAATAGGTCTTAAATCAAATTTAAAAGATTGATTTGATCTACCTTTTATAATTCCTTCAACATTCCAAAATTCTCTTTTTCTTTGTCTATCTGTTGCAAGTTTATAGTCTTCCAAATATCTTTCTATAAAATCGTACATTATCTAAGAGGAGGACCTAAACACCAAATAACTAATGAGTGTCTAGTACCCTCTGTTACTGGATTGACTTTATGATATAAAGTAGATGGAAATACTACCACAGTTCCTTGTTTTCTATATTCCTTACATTCAGATTGACTTAAATGACGCTCCTCTTCTATTTCATAAAGTCTGTTATCAAATATAAGTTCTCCACCTTTATAATCTTTAGAATCATTTAATGAAATTATAACAGATAATTTTCTATCTTTTCCTCTCCATTCTTTTGCATGTTTTTCACCATAGGTTACTTGAAACGCATCTTTGTGCCAAGAATAATATTGATTTAAACCATACTTAGTCATCTGTATAGGTTCAAACCAATCCCAATCATAATTCCAACCACCATTTTTATTAGCAGTGTTTACTAAAGGATTTAAAAAACTATATAAATCTTGATCTTGAAAAAAACATATTTCAGAATTTCTGTGTTTACTGTTGCCATAAACTATTTCCATATCGTTAGACACAGTGCCACCTTTATATAAATTTTTAGAATGTTTTTCTATTATCTCTGCACACATGGCAGGTGATAGTGCCGATTCAAAAAACCAGTAATCATACTTTCTCATTAATTCTTTCTAAATTATATTTGAACCCATCCTTGTGTATTATCTGATTGATAAAGATCTTCATCCCAAATGTATGTATTCTCATCTTCAGGATAAGCAATAGGCGCTTCATAAGCACAAGTTTCTTCATTTAAAATCCAAGATGGAAAATTTTTAGGACCTATAAAAGCATCTCTAGATTCATCATAGGTATAACCTGGGCCAGGATAATTTTTTCTAAAAGGAGTTCCATCTAATACATGTTGTCCATTTAAAGTATTATATGAACATCTTTTACAAGTTTTGCCTTTTATATTACCATAGTAGTCTTCCCAAGAAGCGTGAGGTGTAGGTACAGGATCATTTTCATTCTTACCAACAATTACTTCTAAGACCTCATTATCATCGTTTAAAAATGCGTAGTGTGCCATAGTTATACCGTAAATGTAATATTTCCCGATCCAGCTGTAAACGTTGAAACTTGTTGAGTTCCAACTGCTGTTGTTGAAACAGTATGTCCAGGGTCTGCATTAAGTGTATATCCTTTAGGGTATCTTAAAATTACGACTCCAGATCCACCGTTTCCACCATTTCGGTCTCCATTTCCGCCACCACCACCAGTGTTAGCTTGTCCGGCTTGGTTTCTTCCGCCGCCACCGCCTTGGCCGCCGCCACCACCGAATCCTCCGCCACCACTAGCTCTATAAACTTGTGTTGATCCATCAGCTACAGCAGATTGAATTCCAACTCCACCGGGGCTTCCGTTTGATCCTCCAGCTGCGCCAGCTCCTCCGCCACCGCCGCCAGTGTTATTTGCTCCACCCACTGATCCTCCGGGGTTTCCTTGATTTGTTGTTCCTGAACCTGCACCGAGTTGTCCTTCAGCTCCACCGCCTCCAGATCCTCCAGATCCTGCTGCAAGCCAAGAAGGTGGTTCTCTGATAAATGCAGCACGTCCACCGCCTATCGCTGTAACATCTGATTTAAATTGACTATTAGATCCATTTGTAGTTCCAGAAGCTGCTCCACTTCCACCACCTCCAACTGTTACATCATAGTTTGTGCTTAATTGTGCTGCGAATGCAGATAAAACTGTGCTTGGACCACCAGATTGTTCTCCTGTGATTGAAGATAAATATCCGCCAGCTCCTCCGCCACCAGAATAATCTCCACCCTCTGTTGCTCCGCCACCGCCTCCTCCAGCGATAACTAAATATTCAACATTTAAATCCTCTAAGGGTACAGATCCACCACCGAATCCTAATAATCTATATCCAAACATATTTTATTCCTCCTATTATACGTCGTTAGCAGCGTCAGTAGTAAAGAATAATTTAATTCCTAAAAGTTTTGCATCAGCAGTTAAACTATCTTCTGATACATCTCTTTGTATTTGAAAGAACACCTCTTCATCTGTGCTAGGTGAGCCTGCAATAGTTACTTCTCCACTTTCTGCTGTAACGTCTAAATCATTTGCTGTTCCACTATGAGCTTTTGCTGTTGGTGCAACTGCAGTTCCAAACGCTGTATTAATGCTATCATTATCTGCAATAGCCACACCATTCAATGCCCAAGAAACAGTTCCAGTGTTTGTTGAGTCTGCTGTAAAATAAGCTTGAAAAGTTACTGTGCCCTCATTCCATGATTTAGGGAAAGCAACAGCAAACTGTGCAAACTCATCTGAATCTTTGTCAAAATCTAAAGTTTTAATTTCTGGTCCGTTTGATAATTCTACTTGTGCTACATCTGCACAACCATTTGTAGTGTTAGGATACATTGCAGAAGCAGGAACCCATATTGTTTCTTTACCAGCAATCTTAATCGCAGCTGTGTTATCTCCTCCATCTACAGCTTGTGCTACTCCAGTTCCATTTGGAGATATTGTTATGTTTCCATTTGATCCATCTGTAATTGTAATATTACCAGAATTTGATCCTGAGTTAGTATCTAAAACTAAATCATGCGCACCATCAGTTGTTAAAGTAGCAGATGCTGCTCCTGTTCCAATTCTAGTTTCTCCAGAACCTTTTGGTTTAATGTGAATATCAACGTTAGTTTCTCCACTTGCACCTAAGATTGGTGGATTACC